TTGGCTTGATTCAGGACTAAAATAGTAACATCCTTATAACCTTATTGGAGATTTACAAATGTCTTTTAATAAAGTACTTGTTCGTGACGGAGCTATGTTCCGTGAAGCAGTTAGTGGTGATGGGCGCGTTGGTGACTATCTGCGTCCTGTGGTAGTAGCTACCGCCGGTAACCTTACTATTACCATGGATGCTATTCTTGGCGGTGCTGCTATCTTTACTGGTGCGGCCGGTGCAGTAGCTTATACTACACCTACTGGTGCATTGCTTGATGCGGCATTTCCTAAGCTTGGTATTGGTGATAGTTTTGTATTCTCTCTCACTAATACTGCTGCACAGGCAGCTACCATTACTGGCGGCACTGGCGTAACTGTAAGTGGTCTTAGTGTTGCAAATGCTGCAACCCGGCATTGCATTATGACTAAGACTGGCGTAGCTACTTACACCTGCCAGTGTATTTAATTTAATACGATATCATTGATTAACTAATATTATTTTCGGAGATTTATAAATGCCTTCTTTCACTGGGATGTTTAACACTTCCAATTTCACTGCTGATCTTGCGAAGAAATCTTTTGCAGGTATGATTACTCGCCTGATGCCAAATGGCAGTGCGCCGCTGTTTGGCCTCACTAGTATGTTGCCTTCAGAAACTGCTGTTCAAGTGGAGCATGGATTCTTTGCAAAAACTGCATTGTTCCCATCTTTTACTTTGGCAGCGGCAGTAGTTGCAGCAGACACTATTTTCACTGTAGTATCTACTGCAAATATTCTGCCTGGCATGATCTTCCGCGCATCTACCCCTGGCGTGAATATGCTTGGCGAGAACGTGATTGTGGATGCTGTGCTTTCCGGCACTTCCATTCGCGTATCTCGTGCGCAAGGTACTGTTGCTGCTGGTACTGACGCTGGTGGCACTGGTGTATTTCTAATGGTTGGTAATGCATTCGAGGAAGGTTCTGTGCGCCCCAACGCATTGAATGTAACTCCTGTGCGTGTTACTAACCTTACTCAGATCTTCCGCAATAGCTGGGCGCTTACTGATACTGCCCGTGCTACGCTGGTAATTGCTGGCGATAGCAACGTGGCAGAATCTCGTGCAGATTGCTCTGGCTTTCATGCGGCTGATATTGAGAAAGCGATGTTCTTTGGTCAGAAATCCCAAAGCACACGCAATGGCCAACCGTTCCGCACAATGGCAGGATTGCAAGCTAATATCATAGATACTACTTTGTATCCTGCTGGATTTAGTGCGAATAGCACTATTGCTGGTGGCACCACTAATTACACTCAATTTGAGGCTGCTGTGGATGGTGTATTTAACCAAGCCACTGATCCTAAAGTTGCGAATGAGCGTTTGATGTTTGTTGGTGGTGGAGCTAAGAAAGTCATCAACAACATTGGTAGGCTTAATGGCACTTACCAACTAGTAGATGGCCAAACTACTTGGGGCTTGCAATTTTCCACGTTTAAAACCTCTCGTGGCACTTTCCGTGTTATCGAACATCCGCTGTTTAACACCAATACTATCTGGTCTAGTATGGCGGTTGTAGTAGATCTTTCCACCTTTGCGATTGCTTATCTTGGCGACCGTAAAACTCAGGCGAAAGATTTCAACACTGATAATGATGAAGGTGTTGATGCAAATGGTGGGACTCTTACCACGGAATGCACTACTGTGATTAGAAACCCCGCTGCAAATGCAATCTTTTACGGTTTGACCGCTGCCGCTGTAGGCTAAGAAGCATAGAAGCATTCGCCAAGTCTTGCCAGTTCCTTGGTCTTCTCTTTCCTTAAAAGAACTGGCACTTCCATTCTACACAATACAGTCTTAGGAGTATCAAACCATGGGCATTTTATATCATCAGTTTCAGATGGACAAACAAGCGTGCAGGTATGTATTTAAAAGTGGTAAAATCGCAGAGTTTATTGGTGGATTGTACAGAACCACAGTAAAATCTGAAATTGAAGAATTGCAGGCAGAAATAGACAGTGGAATTGGTTCTATCTGGGTACCGCCGGAAGCCCCTACCATTGATTCTGAAGACATGGATCCAGTAGCTGTGATGAAAAAGAAAGTAATTGCAGAGTACTTGGCGCAACAAGCTCGCGCCCAAAACAATGGCGAATCTACTAGCGAATCAGACCCTAAAACTGGTATGGGCAACACCAAGAATCTAGCAGCTGTATCTGCTGGCTCTACTTCTGGTGCAACTGCAACAGCAGTTCCTCCTGGTTCGATTACAGCAGCTAGAAAGTAAAGGCTACACAAGATGGCAACTTTTGCAGAATTAGTAGCAGATGTAAAGACTCTCACAAATAGGCCAGATCTATCTGCTGAGATTACCCTTGCTGTAAAAGCTGCCACTCTTAAAGCACATGCATCTGATTTTTATGTAAAAGATATTTTTGAGACTGCAATCATATGGGATCCAGCAGCCTATGTGCAGTCTCTTACTTATAAGAGCTTAGTGCCTCGCTGGAGAAGTTTCAAATACCTTCGTAAATACATTCCTGGAGCTACTCCTGACCTTTCTGTAGATGGAGACTTTTTTACTCTTATAGACCCTACAGCTGCTACTGATGGATATAAAGTAAATAGAAGCAATGTATGTTACATAGCAGGTGAGGACTTAGACATAAGATCTAATACTCTAGACAAATACATGCTCTTAGGTTGTTATGTATGGCCAGACATTACTGAGGCTACATACACTTCTTGGGTTGCTTCTGAGATGCCTTATGCAATTGTGTACGAGGCGGCCAGTAAGATATTTAAACAAATAGGATGGGATGAGCAGTCTGCTACATTCGACAGAGAAGTAACCCAGCAATACACTTTGCTGAAAATAAATTATATTCAAGGACAAGGATACTAGCATGGGCGCAACTGTATGGCAGGGGTCTGGCGTAGCAATACCTCCTAATCTTTACATAGTTGAATATACAGCACTTGCCACTGCTGCACAGACTGTTGTAAATATCAATACATTCTCTTATGCGCCAGAGGGCAATAATATTCAAGTATTTGTGAATGGCCTTATAAAGCGTAGAGACATAGACTATGAAGAAACTAGCTCTACTAGTATTACATTCACAAGTCCGCTGTCGCTTAATGACAAGATACTGATTATAGGCAGTAACCTAGTTCCAACTTCTGGCGACGCGGGGCTACGCTCGGATCTAGCAGCTTCAGATGGTAGTTTGCTTGTAACTAATACGCAGCCCGGAACTGGCAGCGCAAGCAGAACACTACATAACAAGCTTACTGAGATTATATCTGTAACTGATAAGACTGCTGTAGTTGCAGATAAAACAACTGACAATACTGCCGCCATACTTGCTGCTGCAATAGCTGCATCTGCTGATGATATAGAGCTTCTGCGTATCCCATACGGAGTAAAGTATAATAGATATAACTTACTAAATGATCCTACCTTCCCCACAAATATAAGATTCTGGGATGAATCAGGTATTAACACCTATAACGGCGCAGGAGAAAGCAACTTCTCTATAGGTATTGTAAGTGGGGACACGGCTGAAGATGATACGCACTTACTAGCAGAGAGCGGGCACCACCCAACACTGCAAACAAACAATACGGGAACCGCTGGAACTGCTAGTGGCGACGGTAGGTTTGCATCTTGGTTATGGGCTGTAGGTCATCACTTACTTAATGTAGCTGCTGATAAGGTAGGAGGTTATAGAACTGCTGGTCTTATGCAGTGGAGACTCACTCCTGGAGGTGCTTGGGATTTGAATATTAGATCACTTGCGCCTGGACCAGCTATTGAAAACAATTATGAATTTTGGAGTGACACAGAAGCTATAGGAGGCCCTGGGGTATATAGAGCTACAGCTAATTACCATTATAAATCTACTGCTGCAATAGCAGCTGGCAGTGGCGAGCCAACACATACTTCTGGTACTATTGGTAACTGGCAATTCATTGATTATACTGATCGCGGTGTTTTTGCTCTAGATGAATATGGTAGGCTGTTAATTGGCTCTGGCGCCTTCAATGAAGGCACATTTACAATACGTGCTAGTCACACAGACCCGTCAGGCGCAGTTATTGCAAATTTTATTCCAAGAGGTTTGAGCAAATCATCTAATATAAAAACATATGCAACTGATAATGCTGGCGC